AATAAAGAATATAAAGAAGCTCAAACAGTATTTTTAATAGATGATAACCAAAGAAAAGATTTAAAAAATTCACAAGATTTAGAAGAAAGCGCAGCTAGAATTTTAAAAATAAATGCTGACAAAGCAAATACAGAACAAGCAACAAGGAACGCCAAACAAGCATATAATAATCTTATCATTGATGGTAAGATGAAAGAACTGCAATTAATGTGGAAAACAATGGGATTAGACAACGATGCTGAATTTTTAGAAGTATTGTTAGCAAGAGCAGTATATGACCCAGCAAAAGCAGATAAAGATTTAAAAAGATATATCGAAGCTGTAAAACAAGTTAGTAAATCAGGATTTCAAGCAGTAGGCGAAATGGGAGCAGATTTTGCAGATTGGATAAAGTCAAAATTTGGATTTAAGAAAAACTAAGTAAAAACACACATTTTTTAAAAAAATGTGTTGTATTTAGCAAAAAATATTAAATGATTTTGGTAATTCGTATAACGTTATTAATCAGTTATTAATATAATATAAATTATAGGAAAAATAGTCATTTATTAAAAACTAAAAATCAGTTAAAAAATGAGAAAAAAACGTCGGTCACGACTCTATTCAAAAAAGAATCGTATTCGTAGATCAAGAACAAAAAAATTGAGAACCTATTACGTTTCGCGTGGTGGAATTAGATTATAAAAATTCAAAAATTAATAAAATGGCAAAACCAAACATTTTTAATTCGGTACAAGTATCGAAACCAAAGAAAAACGTTTTTGATTTAACACATGATGTTAAGATGTCAGGTAAAATGGGACAATTAACTCCAGTTTTAGTACAAGAATGTGTACCCGGAGATAGTTGGCAAATTGGGTGTGATAGTTTAATCAGATTTGCCCCACTTATTGCCCCAGTTATGCATAGAATTGATGTTTCAGTTCATTACTTTTTTGTTCCTAATCGTATAGTTTGGGAAAATTGGGAAAAGTTTATTGTTGATGCAAATACATCTCAAGTACTCCCATATTTAGATTATGGAGCTGGTGCATCTATATGGAATAATTATACAAAGTTCATGGATTATATGGGTGTGCCACCCAATCCTCTTACTGGACAAGTAACAAATATTAATGCAATTCCATTTGCTGCATATCAAGCTATATATAATGAATATTATAGAGATCAAAATCTTGTACCACCAATAGATTATAAATTAATTGATGGAAATAATGGCCCAGGCATGACAGCCACTTGGGAAAAATGGGTAACAATGCGTAATCGTGCATGGGAACACGATTATTTTACTAGTTCATTACCATTTGCACAAAAAGGTGCAGCAGTAGATATCCCCTTGGGTACGGTTAATGGCGATGCTGAAGTATATATTAACAATTTAATTGGCCCTTCAACTCTTCAAGCTGCAGCTGGTAATAATGCAGATGTTCAAAATTTGTTATCTGCAGAGCCCACAATTTTAAATAATCAACTATTTGCACATTTGGATGACATACAAATTGGTGCAACTACTATTAATGACTTGCGTAGAGCTTTTAGATTACAAGAATGGTTAGAAAAAAATGCAAGAGGTGGTACTAGGTATATTGAAAACATTTTGATGCATTTTGGTGTAAAATCCTCTGATAGTAGATTACAAAGACCAGAGTACATAACTGGTATTAAAACTCCAGTTGTTATTTCCGAAGTTCTTAATACAGCGGGTACTTTCAGCGGTTCAACAGCTACTTCACCTGTACAAGGTAATATGGCTGGACATGGCGTTGCAGTATCAACCGGCAAATATGGTAATTATTTTTGTGAAGAACATGGTTATATCATTGGTATTATGTCAGTAATGCCTAAGACAGCTTATCAACAAGGTATTCCAAAAACATATCTTAAAAGTGATCCTTTAGATTTCTTTTGGCCTTCATTTGCACATATTGGAGAACAACCAGTACAAAATCAAGAACTAATGGCTTACTCGGGAGCAAGCGCTACACAAACATTTGGTTATGTTCCTAGATATGCTGAATATAAATTTAATCCTAGTAGAGTCGCTGGAGACTTTAGAACAACTTTAGATTATTGGCATTTAGGTAGAAAATTTAGTACGTTACCAGCATTGAATCAAACATTCATTGAATGTACACCAGCTCAGGTAAATAGGATATTTGCAGTTCAGAACAATGATGATACGTTGTATTGTCAAATACTGCACAAGATTAGAGCAGTTAGACCTATGCCTAAGTTTGGAACACCAATGTTTTAAATATGTCAACAAGATGTATTACACCATTTTACAAGAAGTTGGAAATAGTAAACGGAGTTACAACCGGATACGTTCCATTTCCTTGTGGGAAGTGTCCACCTTGTTTACGAAGAAGAATATCAGGTTGGTCTTTCAGGTTAGTAAAACACGGGGAGCGGTGCAATTCCGCTCTCTTTGTTACACTTACTTATGATGATGAAAAAGTACCAAAAACAGCAAGTGGACTAATGACACTTCAAAAGTCAGATCTTCAAAAGTTTTTTAAACGATTAAGAAAAAAGACTCATGAGAAAATTAGTTATTATGCAGTTGGAGAGTATGGGGATAACACTCAAAGGCCCCACTATCATATTATTCTTTTTAATGCTATTCCTAGAATTGTTGAGGCTGCTTGGACAATTGATACTTGTAGCAATGGTCATTGCCATTTTGGTGATGTGTCTGATGCCAGTATCGGATACACTCTTAAATATGTAAGTAAAGAAAAGAGAATTCCCATGTACCAGGGTGATGATAGACAAAAAGAATTTGCTATTATGAGTAAAGGATTAAAAAAAGATAATTTAAAGGAAAGGACAATAAAGTGGCATAAAGACAAGCTTGAACAAAGGTGTTATTTACCATTAAAAGATGATAAAAAGGCATGTATGCCCAGGTATTACAAAGACAAATTATATAACGAC